TGTCAAAAGCATTAGCATAAGTTCCATAGGTAGTATTAGTTATTCTTGTAGGGTCACCTCCTGTACCCCAAGAAGATACACTACCAGAGTTACTACTATACGGATTAGCTGCCCAATTATATTCTGCCATTATAAGTCTGTCCTTTTGTACTTGACAAGTGTTCCGTACTGACATACTATATACCTATGAGGTACAAACATACTGAAGAAGCTAAGAAACTTATCGGTTATCACAGTCAAGGTTCCAAAAACAACAGATGGAAAGGTGGTAGGTATAAACATACTAAAGGATATATCTGTATCAGAATTGCTCCTTACACTTATGTCCTCGAACATCGCCTTGTTATGGAGAAGCATCTTGGAAGAAAGCTTGAATCTGATGAGTGCATCCATCATATAAACAATACTAAAGACGATAATAGAATAGAAAACCTTAAGCTCTGTATGAAAGGTGCAGACCACAAACGACATCATAATAACGAATGGCCTATTAAAAAGTGTCTTCAATGTGGAAAAGAACTCCAAATTAATTCTACAAGAGATATTATTCGGAAAAAGTTTTGCTCCAATAAGTGTCGTATGTTTGCCTTTGCTCATCATATTACCTCATAAATCGGTTCGTAGCCATATCTGCCCTGTTACTGGAGAAGCAGGGTCATCCGTCCTGTTCTCTATAAATCCATCACGTAGTGTTGTTATGTTCCCTTCAGGAGTTCTAAAATATACTGTCTTAACTCCAGAACCATCATCCTTAACAGCTACTTCACCAGTAGCTAAGTTATCTGCAGTAGGTGTTTCAGTAACAAATTTAACGTTAGCTGCGTCCTCCTGCATGCTCCTTAGTATCTGCTGCAACAGAGGCAGGTTAGCTTCGTCAAATGCTGTTATGTCATCTAATATAGCCATTATTTTATTCCTATAATAAAGTAGTTAGCTGTTCCATTAGCTGCAATTATTCCGTTACCACCTAACTCCGATATTGTAACAACCCTTGTTCCGTCTGCACTACAACTTAAATTCTCTGCACGAGTTGCGTGTTGGTCTTGAGAAGCTACGAGAGCATTGATACTAACAAACCATTTACATTGTGCTTCTGTAAATCCATCCGGCAAAGGTATCGTTCCTGCATGAGCGACAGTACCTGTAAGTATCCCAATACTCTCTCTACTCCAACTGCTCTTAACTTGTTCTATATCTCCAGCAGCATTGTTATACAACTCCCCGAGAAGAACTGAATACGTAACTCCAGTAGGGAATGTAGCGGATAGAGACATCTTACAAGTAAATGTAGTAGTATCTGCATCTTGTATAGCCCACACGTAGTACCTCGTGCTCACCGCCTCAGAACCCGTATCTAAGTCGGTAGTAATATCTACCGTTACAGCAGAAGTATTACGTCTCATCTGATGGATAAGACCAGTAGAATTAGCGGCTATACATGCTCCTACACCCACCGTAACTGTAGAAGCTGAAGCATAAGCTACCTTACATCCATTAATATACCCATGAAGACACCTATCTAAAGGGTCTTGTAGGTAAGCTGTAGCATTTGAAGCTATTTTAGAAGCACCATCCGCTTCATCCCCTTGTAATGCATCTGTTCCTGCTCCTCGCATCCATTGGTCTGCCATTGTAACCTCCTTATATTATTAGTGGCTCGGGGGTATATATCCCCGTTAATTCTTTAACCTTAAAATCTTCCAAATCATTCTTATACCACTCTATGTCTATCTTCTTACCGAAAGCGTTAGACGGGAAGAACGTACTCCAATTAGCAGGATATGTTGATAGCGGAATTGTAAACGTACCGCTAGAGTTCTCCGTATACCAACGTATCTCAAAATCACCTGCTGTACCTTCATGAGAACTGAATAACTTTTTAAACACCTTATCTACAGCAGGCGAATCTAAGTTTCTAAATCCTATCCTATAAGTAAATTCAACTGAATCTTCTGCAGTAGTAGTACCATAATCTCTCGTATAAGTGAACCTCCACACAAAACCATCAGCATAATACATAACAGGAGAACCAGCAGTAGAGTTAGCAGTGAACTCAAACTTAACCTGTATCCAAAGATTAGCAGTAGAAGTTATATCTTGCCCGGATAAAGTTAACGCAGCACTCCAACCTGCAGCTTCACAAGCAGCCTTATCAGCTCCTACCCGAGTATGAGCATATACAGTGTCAGCATCATTATGCTCCCTAACGTTCCAATACATCTTACCTAACGTACCAGCATTAACCTCTATAGACGGGAATGTAACTGTGCCATCTGTATCTCCCATGTTAATAGTACCGACCAAATCATCTATAATGCCTGTAAGGTCATCTATTATATCATCTCGAGCTATCTCCATCTGAGGTGCATCTTCTTCTCCAGATATAACTATATCATCTGTAGTGCCAGTCTCCAGCTGAGTCTTGGTTCTGTACCTAATAGAAAGGTTTGCTTTACGAGCCATATACACGAAACCATTTACGCTATCTCCATAATAGGTTTCTCCTGATTCATCATCACCAGTAAAAGATGTAAAGCTGGCTACGTTCAGTAGGTCAACAGCTAAGGTCTGCCTCTTGAAGTTATAGCGTGCTACCCTGTCATGATACTGGTTAGCATCTGTAGCGTCTGTATAAGCAATATATAAAATACCTTTATTAAAATGACACGCTGTCTCAGCATACCGAGCAGATAGTATATCGTCTGTATCAAATTGGTCTATAATGGGTTCAGCTTTAACACCATTGAATAAATACCAATGGTCCCAACCTTGAAAAACAACACCATAAGGAGTTTGGATAATAGACCACTTAGCAGGTGAACCTATAAAAGCTATAGGATCATCCGCGTACCAGGTGGATGGAGAGTAGCCACTAACTGGAGTTGTAACATGCACTTTCCTTATGGTGTTTTTCTTTATACATAATAATATACCTAACTGCATAGGTATCCCTACTATTTCATCATTGTCATCTTTCTCTATTTCCATATAATCTACGTCTGTAGTCTGTGCAATGTAATGAGGCAGATATGGGTTAGAATAATAAATACGGTTAGGATTACTTGGGTCACCAGATATAAACAATCTTTCTCTATGGATATTAAGCAGGTTGCCTAAAGGCATATCGTCTGTTACAGCACCCATAGTGTCGCTTAATGAACCATCAGCTATGTCATCTACATAGGTAACAGTAGTATTATCTGCAATAGTAGCCAACAACTTAAGTGTACTGCCATCACCTTCTGTGCGGAATATCTTACGATTGGTTGTCCCTGCTGGACCCAACGGTATATTAGATAAAGTAACCTTACGATTACCTGCGTCTGTAGTGACTGTGTTACTAACAGCACCGCATATAAAAGCATCAGCGTTAATAGTAACTGCATAATAATAAGCTGCACCACTATCTAAATTAGTACCACCTGCTGTTAAGACAGCCTTAGCGGAACCAAGCTCCCACGTTACATTGTCGGCACCATCATAACACCACGGATTATCATATCCGTTTGAACCTATGAGTATATCCTTGTAAGTAACAAAAGAATGTCTTTTACCTGCAGTCATACCTGTACGTATACTCGTGAATGCACCCGAAGCATCTGTACCAACCTTGATAGTAGAATCGTAAGAAGTTACGAGCTTGATAGTGCCATCAGACTTATAAAACCTATACATAGACAATATCGGATTAGCACCCAACGTTGAAGTGTTGTAATAAGCCAACGGTGAACGTTTAGATATAGAACCCAACTCTGGTTCAAACTCACAGTTCTGAGCTTTAATAGCCTGTTCTATAGGAAGTTCCTGTTCTTCTACTTTCGTATTCTGACCAGCAAACTTCTTAATGTAGAAGCTCTGTATCTGGCTTGTAAGTGGCATTATAGATTTCTCTCCGGTTTCATAATAATTTCCTCATCTTCTGTTCTCTCTGTGTTTCTAATAGTATGATACCCTTGTAAGCGTTGGTGATATTTAGACCAGGCATCGTTGGCTTTATCCCCATACCCACGCTGTTCATAACCCAACGCTGTAGTATAGTCTGACATAGCCATATGCAAGAACTCCGGTAATGCAGGGGTAGAATCATCACTACTGACATCAGTATAGTCTTTAGAGAAGTACGCTCTTACATAATCAGTACCCGAGTTATCACTGTTGGGTTTTAAATAGATTCCAAATAAGTTCTCCTCCCTATCCCAATAGTAATGGTCAGGTGTACCACTATCAGCACTTCTCCAACCCGGGAAGAATATATCAAGTTCATTTCTGGATGTTGGTATGAGCTTTTCCCAAGTAGTACCATTCAGATATAGGTATACATCTGAAATCATATTGATACCAGAAGCAACAGCAGTCAAAAGATACTCTGCTGTATCTTCAACTGTCGTAAGATAAGCATTACTTTTAAGACATTTAGTAGCAATAGCTATCTCTGAACCAGCATCATTAATCCAAGTATTAAGCTCTACATCAGTCCAGAAAGCAGCAGTTGTCTCACCTAATCTCTTGCGTGTTAAGTCTCTTATTTCTTTACGTGTCAATTTACACCTCCTAAAAGTTAGCTCCAAAGTCTATCGCATTACCTAACGTTGGTATCGTTGCATATACATTATCTATATAGAAAGTATTTAATGCGTCTGCGTTAGTTATCGTTACAATTATACTATCTATTGCATCTTTATCAGCGTTTGCTACACCTGAAATATCTATATCT